TTCCGTCACAAGGTAAATCCTTCGCACTTCTTTTAGACCCGCTCAGGGATATACAAGTCTCAGGTTTCACTGCGCTCATCCTGCGCAAGGAGTCCACGCAGGTGTCGTCCGGCGGCGGGCTGTGGGACACCGCGAACGAGTTGTACGCGCCGTTCAACACGCAGAGCCGCGAGAACCCGCGCTTCCAGCACGTGTTCCCCAGCGGGGCCAAGGTGGAGTTCGGGCACCTGCAGAAGGAGACGAGCACCAAGAGCTGGGACGGCGCGCAGCTCGCGATGATCGGCTTCGACGAGCTCCAGCACTTCAGCGAGCGCCAGTTCTGGTACATGCTGAGCCGCAACCGCTCCACTTGTGGTGTACCTTCAAGGATGAGGGCCACGTGCAACCCCGACCCCGACTCCTTCCTGCGCAAGCTGCTGGCGTGGTGGATAGACGAGGACGGCTACCCCATCCCCGAGCGCAGCGGTGTCATCCGCTACTTCATCCGTCAGGACAACAAGCTGGAGTGGTTCGACTCCTACGAGGAGGCGTACGGCGCACACAAGGAGCAGATTGACAGCCAAGAGCTCTTTGTCAAGAGCTTCACGTTCATCCGCGCAACGCTGGATGACAACCCGACGCTCCTCGAGATAGACCCCGCGTACAAGGCGAATCTCTCGGCGATGTTCGAGTATGAGAGGAAGCGGTTGCTCCTCGGCAACTGGGACGCGCGGCCCATGGCGGGCGAGCTCTTCAAGACGCACTACTGGCGCTACGCCGAGGTTTCCGACCTGCCGCGCTTCCAGCGCATCGTCCGCTACTGGGACAGGGCCGCCACGGTGCCCAGCGACCTGTACCCAGACCCCGACTGGACGGCGGGTGCCCTGCTCGGCGTCGGCGAGGACAACAGGGTGTACATCCTCGACGTGGTGCGGGTGCGCGAGGAGCCCTTCGACGTGCTGCGCCTCATCAAGGACTGCGCCGCAAGCGACGCGGGCCGATGGGGGGACGTGCAGATCTGGCTGGAGCAAGACCCCGCGGCGGCGGGCAAGCAGGAAGTGCAGAACATCATCGCGGAGATGAAGGGCTGGACGGTGTACGCCAACCCGAAGCGGAGCAAGAAGCTGTCGTACTGGACACCGCTGGCCATACAGTGCAAGGCGGGCAACGTGTCGCTCCTCAAGGGCGCGTGGAACGGGATGTTCATCGACGAGCTGGCGGGTGTGACCGACGGGACGCAGAACGGGCACGACGACATGGCGGACGCCGCGGGCGGGGCGTTCATGATGCTGGCGAACCTGTTGTACAACGAGGAGAACGCGCTCGCGGGCAAATTGCGCTTGTAGTGCACGATAAAGTGTTGTACACTATAGAAGAGGAGACATGATGAGCCGGAAGCGCGACAGGTTGTTGAGGGCCATGGAGGTGCGCGACACACTCCACCTCATGCAGAAGATGGACGAGAAACAGGCGTACATCGATGAGCTCAGGCACTTCATCGGGGAATACGGCGTCGATGCACTCCCCCTTGACAAGTGGGAGGAGCTCGGGCGACAATTCAGCGAAGAGGAGCTCGCGGACATCGAGGGTGTGTTGTCATACGCCAACTGGCGCCTCGACCCCACCATCATCAAGGAGTTGACGAAGGCTGGGGCGCTGAGCGCCAAGGCGCGGTACAAGCGGGGGGAGCGGATTTGAACTGGTTTGCAAAGCTGTTCAACATGATGGGTGGGAGGAAGCGCACCGTCATCGAGGGTGGGCACATCACCCCGATCGTCAACGTGCCCGTGCAGGGCGCACGGGTGAACGTCCATCACCAGATGGCGCGCGACCTGTACCGCAACGTGGACAACAGCTACGCGTTGTCGGCCCACCTGCTCAGGCCCATCATCGACGGCACCCTCTCGTTCATCGGCAAGCCCATCCTCAAGTCCACCGATGCGGCGCTGTCCGCCAAGCTCGACTCGTTGCAGGTGGATGCTCGGCAGATAATGCGGGTCGCCATCCGCGAGGGCACGGCCTTCGTCTGGGTGCAGTGGGCGGACGGCAAGCCCAAGTTCGTCGTCCCGCGCCCCGAGACGGTCACGATCGTGCAAGACCCCCTGTCCAAGGACGTGACGGGGTTCATCATCGATGACACGTTCTCCCACACGGACATCGACGGCAATGAGTACCAGACCACCGTCAAGGTGCGCATCACGGACAGGGAGGTCGTCAAGGAGACGGGCTCCACCGACCCGAATGTCAGGACGGGCACCGTCAGGGGCCGCAACGTCCTCGGCTTCATCCCCATCGTGGTCTTTGCCAACGACAACGAGCCGTGGGAGATTCGGGGACACAGCGACATCACACCCATCGAGCCGACGCTCAAGGTGTACCACGACTTGTTCTACGAGGCGGTGCATGCACAGAAGCGCAACAGCCCGAAGCTCAAGATAATCACCAACAGCGTGCGCAAGTTCATCGAGAACAACTTCGGCGTGGGGATGTACGACCAAGTACAGGCGGGCCGTGAGCTCAACCTCGACGACCGCGAGGTGTTCGTCCTCGAGAAGCCCCCCGTCGGGGAGGGCGACGACATGGACTTTGTGACCGCCGCCAAGACGACGGGCGACGCATCCTCGCTGCTCGAGATGGCCTTCATGAACACGGTCGAGGGGTCGCAGACGCCCGAGGTGGTGTTCGGCGCCAACATGGGTGCCTCCCTGTCATCCGTCGAGGAGCAGAGGCCCGCGTTCATCAAGCGGGTCGAGGCGCGGCAGGAGCAGTTCGGCGAGGCGTTCAGGCGCCTGTTCGACATGGCGCTCGATGTCATGGCGCACGCCGAGTACGGGGTCGCGTCGCACGACTACACCCTGACATGGCCGAAGCCCGACTTCTCCACCGACAAGGAGAAGGCCGATACGATGAACGTCACCGTCACCGCGCTCATCAAGGCGCGCAACAACTCGCTGATGGGCGACAGGGAGATACACAGGACGCTCACGGGCAAGACGTTCGTCGACGTGGAGAGCGACTATGATACGCATATGGAAGAGGTGGCCGAGACGCAGGAGCGTCGGCTCAAGGAGATGGAGGACTACAACGCGGCGCAGAACGACCTGATGACGCAACGGTACACCAACCTCCAGTACGAGCGCAAGAAGGAGGAAGATGATGAGTAATGATTTGAAGTTCGGGAAGTTCAAGGCGGCATATTCTGGGTTGTACAGCGAAGTGACGGTGGACAGCATCGCGGTGGGCAACGGCGACCGTGTCGGGGTGCTCTTCGGCGAGCAGGAACCCATCGAGTTCGTCAACCAAGTGTTGCTCGGCGAGAACCACCCCGCCAAGGAGTATTGGAACGACGTGATCCTCACCGTCAAGTGGGCAAAGAGCTTCGCCGACGCGGTGAACGCCAACCCCGCCCCCGTGTACCTTCAGGGCCATGAGGACTTCGCCAACGGCGCCATGCGCCAGATACCCGCGGGCTACATCGTGGGCGCGAAGGTGGACGAGGAGGGCGACGGGCGCCTGTTGCTGCGCAACAGGTTGTTCGCCGAGGGGAAGTTCAGCCGCGAGGTCATCGACCAGACGATGCGCGAGATAAACGCGGGTGTGCTGAATACGAGCACGGGCGACTATGAGAAGCGCGAGTGGCACTACGACGAGGAGACTGAGGAAATCAAGGTGTTCGCCGTCGAGAGCCTGAAGAACCAGACCAACGCCATCGTCGAGCGGGACATGAACGCGAGCGCGGCGTCGATCATCGCATCCAACTTCAAGTTCACACCGTGTGACGCGGACGGGAATGATACAGGTGCTCCGGTGGAGTACGGAGAAATATTCAAACAGGGAGAGGACAGCATGGATAAGAAAACTTTGCTGGGTGCCATCAAGACAATGTTCAAGGATGGCGCAGTCACCTCTACGGATCTTGTTGAGGCTCTTGGCATAGAACTCGTTGACGAGGATATGAAAGCCAAGCTCGCCACCTTCAAGGAAGTGGAGGCTCTGCTCGGCGATGTAGACGTCAAGGAGTTTGTGACGAATACATTGAAAGCACAGGACGAGGCTAAAGAAGCCGCGTTCGCGGCGCTCAAGGAGGAGAAGCTCAAGGCGGCGTTCCCCGACGAGGGCGAGCTCAGGTTGGCGCGGCACATGTTCTCCATCACCGATGGCGACATCGACGAGGAGATCAAGCGCATCCAAGGGCACGAGGATATGATTGCGGAGCACGAGGCCGCTCTCATGAGAATGAACTATACTCCCTCCGCTGTGGCAGGGGAGAGCGCCGATAGCGGCGAATGGGAGGCGTGATTATGGCTTTCACGGAAAAAGTAAGAGGAACCTACGGGTTCCATGAGCAGACGCTCAGCGACAGGACGTTCCTTGTGAAGAACGAGACGGGGCGCACTGTGTTGCAGCATGAGCTCGTCATCATCAATGGCGTGTTCGGCAACGTGCTCGAGCACAAGGGCATCGCGAACGGTGCGAGTGGTCTTGTGAACATCAACAACGACCGAACCATCAAGACTGCACAGCTCCATGCTGGCACCGCGAACTTCACGGTCGGTGGCACCGTCTATGCAATAGCTGGGGACACCACGAATCCCGTGATGCTGACACATTCGTCGGAAGGAAACACCGCGGTAGGGCGTGTCATCGAGATCGATCCAGCGTCCCCGCAGGCGTACGTCGTGTTCCGACCGTTCGTGCAACCCGTTCCGTTGGATGTGAACGAGGCGAGGATCGCTGGCCTTGAGGCACTTGACGCTGGGACACGGCTCACCACCCTCGAGGGATACGACACCGATACTCGGCTCACTGCCCTTGAAGGGGAGACTGTGGTCAAGACGTTGAAGCTCGAGATCGATGGGGACGCAAAGACCGCACCGATCAACTTCGGCAACGCCACCACGGGCCTTGAGGAAGGGGACATCATCGTGGATGTTGTCGTCCTTGCCACGGCTACCGAGGCGAACGGGACCATGCAGGTGACACACGGGGCCGCGGGCGCGGACATCACGGACGCGATTGACGCATCCAATGATGGGGTCGCTACCAAGGCTTCTACCATCACCAGTGGTGTTATCACCGCAGCGGGACTCGATGTGAAGGCCAATGGCGCAGATGACCGTGCCAACGTCTACGTAATGTACATCAAAGGATGAGGGGGGAATGGATGAAAACCTATAGCCGTGCTCTGTTGCAAGAGCAAATCGAAACCAAGTTCTCGGAGGGTAGGACGCACAACGTTCCCTCCAAGGACATCGTGCAGGTGACAACCCCTGCAATCAGGAACATTTTCCGACAGGGCGACCAAGGTCGGATGTTCGCAGCCCTTGGAGCCTCAAGGCCCCTCGGCGCACGACCATCTTCCCTGATCCTCAGCGGGAAATACGCAAGCGGCTTCGACGTGCCGCTGAACGGGCGCCCGTCAATCAACGAGCGCATCGCCAAGGGGCAGTTCAGTGCGAGCGCACATACCCTTCCGGAAAACTGGCAGGATTTGTTCGACGCGCTGAGGCTCGACCTCACCATGAAGAAGGAGACTCGCCCGACCGTCCGGCAGTTCATCTACAACATGGTGGACGTCCCGAACGCAACACAGCTCATGAAGCTGTCCAACCTGTTGCCGTACGCCTTCGAGTTCAAGAAGAACACGGGCAACGGTGACGCGGTGCCCCTCGGCGAAACCCGCGGTCGCATCGAGGACAGCGTCGAGTTCTTCATCAAGGCCACCGGATTCACCTACACCCTGCTGGCGTCCATGTTCGACATGGCCCTCGACATGGGTCGGGTGAACGACGGCGTGAGCGTGTCCTACAACCTGCAGCGTGACGACGACGCCATTGCGCCAATCCTGAACTACGACGGGTACGGCTCTGGCGGGAAGACCACCGCGGCGGACACCTCTGGTGCGAACCCACAGGAGAAGTGGTACATCACCTTCATGAAGGCCGTCGACGACATGGCCAAGCGCAAGGAGTCGGTGTTCGGCAACAAGATTCAGGCCAAGGACTTGATCCTGCTCTGTTCCAGCAACACCGCACGGCACTACCGCCATGTGGCCCGTGGCTTCGCGATCAGCGTGGACAAGACCTACCCCGCATTGACCGACATCACGACCATCGTCGAGTATGACGATGACCAGATAGTCTTCAACAGCGGGAAGGTGCTCAAGTTCGAGGGAGTCGGGGACACCTACGCCTACCTCATCAAGAAGAACGACTTGATGAACATCTACACCAAGCGCGGGCTGACCGTCGAGGTTGACAACACCCCCGACGTGCTGACCCTCGCACAGGCGGAGAAGGCGTGGTACTACAGCGAGGCCATCTACGACAGGGGCATCGCGGACTACGTGCAGCGCGTGACACTGCCGTCTTGGTACTGATGCCATGAAGGAGCAACTCGCTAAGCTCAAGCATTATATGAGCCCGTACTATCAGGAGAAAGCCGACGAGTCCATACTCGAGTGGTTCATCACCGAGTACGAGTTCGCTGATGCGGCGGCGAGCGAGTTGTGGCTTCAAGTCCCGTTCGAGTACGACGTGAAGAGCTTCCGCACGGGCGCCGAGGAGACGGTCTACCAGAGCCTCTCCGACCTCAAGGCGCTCTGCGCGGAGCGCTCCGCCCACTTCGCCGAGCTCGCGAGGGCCCGCGGGAGGGAGGGGTCGCTGTTCGCGAAGGCTGGTCGCACACCGTTCGCTGGGGGGATTGTCAGATGACACCCTCCCGCGCACGGCGCGACCAAGAGCGGCGCATCGACACCAATCCCGCCACGGTGTATTGGACTGTCAAGGAGATGATCGACGATGGGTATGGCTCCACCATACCCGACCCGAGCGGAGCCAAGACAACCTACTACGTGGACGATGTGATGGTCGCCGTGATGAACATGGCGGTGTCGGGTGAGAAGGGGAGCGAGCCGTCGTTCGGCTACTCGCAGCCCTTGTTGCTCACCGCGAAGTACAGTGCGGATTGGCTCGCCAACTCGCTTGTGCTGTATTACAACAAGCGGGTGTACCGCGTCGACGATGTGCAGGATGTACGGTACGGCGGGGAGGTCATCTCTCGGCGGGCGAAGCTCACCGACGTGACGCCCAACTTGTACGTTGTCCCGACGTTCGACGATGCGGTGCATTGGGAGACTGGCGTCATGGCGACTGGCTTCGGTGGCCTTGTATTGGGGGTGACATGAACGAGGTGTATGTTGATATTTCCGGTGTTCGGCACGTGACGGATGACGTCATCGCCATGGACAGGATGAAGGCGTACCAGATTGTGTTGTCCATCCTCGCGATGCTCGCGACCACCGACGAGTCGGTGATGGACGATGATCGTCTGCCTCCGATGCCATGAACAGGGGCACCATCACCTACTCCACCGCGAAGGTGATTGACAACATACGTCACATCTTCGAGGTGCGGGAGGACGAGACGATTGAGCTGGCGAAAGTGTATGCAGCAAAGACGCTGGCGATTTTTGTACAGGTTCAGACTTCCAAGGGCTTGAAGAAGCGCGGGGAGTTCTGGACAAACAGGACGGGGAGGGCCGCGGCCAGCTATTGGGGCAGGGCGTTCCACGTGGGGCGGAAGGGTGAGAAGAACATCGGCTACTTCATCCGCCACGGTGCCGCTACATGGTATGCGACGGCGCTCGAGGATTGGGTGGAGACTACGCAGGGTGTGTCGAGCCCCGAGGCGATGATACGCAAGACAGCGTGGGATTTTCTTGAGGATGTGCGGAGGTTGCACGAGGGATGATTGTCAAAGCCATAATAGATCGAATCAAAGACCAGCAGACGGCAATCTCCATCGTGTTGCCAATCGGGAACGCGACCGATACCAACATCGGCGCGGGCACCGACCCATACATCCTCGTGGGGGAGCTCGACAGTGACATGTTCACCGCGGGCACCACGGTTGTGCGTATCAGGGTTTGTTACCCGCGCGGGTACTCGGCGTTCCTCGATGAGATGGTGGTGTACACCCTCCGCGAGATGTTCGACGAGTACAGGTTGAAGGTCTTGAGCAGGGACGGCAAGACAACATCGTACACCTGCACGAGTATCGGGAGTTTGTCGGGGACGGGGTTCTCCGACGATGGGTATATTTTCAGGGACAGAGAGATAATCGTCCCCTCACTAGAGTAAAGAGCCAATGGAGGAATGAGACATGGCATTTAGCAAAGATGGAAGGATTGGATTTTCCAACGGGGGTTTCCGTATCAGGCGTGTGAACCCAGACGGCTCGTACCCTGCTGTCGACAGGCAGCTTGGGTTCGTAGGGACGGTTGACCTCACGAGCAACTCCACGGCGAAGGAGGAGTTGTATTATCGGTGGGATGGCAAGGGTGACTTCACCAAGATGGAGATTGACCTTACCTCCGCAGGTGCCACCATC